TATAAAAAAGATTAATGTCCGATAGATAGGCCACCACAATGTCGACTTTCGTGCAGTCAATTGTCGTCTTTTTGCTCGTCCCAAACGAGGTAGTTACTATGTACCTTGGTTTGCCACGACCTTCGATGGACGGTTTAGCAGTCCCTTTGATTTGAACTTTAAACACTCGGCCAGCCGCATTCATAATTAAACAGTCGACCGGTAGGTAATCGCCGAGCGGAGGAAAAACCTCAAGGCCGTGCTTTAGTGCTTCAGCGAAGAATATCTGCTCATACAGACTTCCATCCCTTTTCACTCGCCAAGGTCCATGTCGCACTCAAAATCGACAACTTCCTCGTCCATCCATTCTTCAACATCGGTCAGGGCGATTTGTGCCATCTCATGGTCCTCAATGTCGCTCTCTTCTAGCCAGCGATTGAGCAAGGCTCGATGTTCGTTTTTAAACTGCTGATGGGGTGTCAGTTTCGGCATTTTCTAAGCTTTCAATTATTCGTGTAAGTCCAGCAATCTCACCCGATAGACGGGCAAGTTTTTGCGGATTATCAACATGGGTATAGTCCTGAAAATCGACTAAGCACATATCCCTCTGTTCGAGGATAAATGATTTTACTGTTAGCCACTCGGTCTGTTCGCCGAGGCCGTTAATCGCATCTGCTAAAGTCATTTGCGTTTTTTTGCAGTTTTTGCCGCCTTCTTAAACGCACTGGCAGATGGTGCACCTTTTGCTCCGGGCTTTCTCATTCGTTCCTTCGATCCGGCGGCAATTCGTGCCTTCTTTTTGGCGATATTTTTATATAAACTCATAATATTTCCTTTAAGTTAAGCGGCGGCTGATGTGCCAGGTACATTGCCAGGGGCAGTCCCGAGTTGGCCAATTAGAGCGTTGCGATTCTGTGCTTCCATTTGTTCGAGTTGACCGGCATATGTCTGAAGTCTCTTTGCAAAGTTTTCATCCTCTTGCATACGATTTTGAACATCGGTCGCTGGCACTTCGGGAGTACCTTGCAAGTACTGCTGAAGGACCTGTAGGCGAAGTTGAGAATTTACCCCTTGCTGTGGTGCATTAACCACTTGTCCCGAGAATATCTTAGCAATATCGGCAGAAGTTTCCTTAATCTCTTTGTCCGTTGCCTCTTCCGCGGGGGCAATCAATTGACCGGCAAGATTTGGATCAATAGCCTCAAGCACTTTACGAAGATAAATGTCATAGCGAGCTTGTCCCCCTCGATCATACTGAGACATTAATTTACCAACTGTATCAAGCTTCTGAAGAACCTTTTCCTCGTCCTGGTTCATGCTGTTCCAAGTAATATTGAAATCGTAAACCTCGGCAGTCTCATCGAGCATTAACTGAGCACCTTGCTCGTTATTAGTAACCCGAAACCAAATCTGCGGACCGCCATAAGTTCTATCCAAGCACCATACACGATTTAAAATCTGTTTAAATCCATTTAGCCACTGATTGACGAGGTGTTGTCTAATGCTGTTTGCTTCAACTGCGTCTTCGGCGGATGTTGCCCGACCGGTTATCTTGTTGGCAAGTTGTCTTAACTGCATCTCCACTTCCATGCTTGCCGGTGAATACCTTGGGATTTCTACAAAGCCAAATTCTCCCCTTCTGCGAACTGGAATCTGCGCACCTGGTCCGATCCGTTCGGGCTTCCGGCCAACGACATATTCTGCGGCTGGCATTGTACTCATCGAGGCGCGGTCGCGCCGACTATCTAACTCCGTTTTGACAGCTTGCTGATAAGACTTTAAAAGCTCAGGGTAACCTCGGGAATCGAGTAGGCGGTGATTTAAGTTCTCGCGGGTGATACAGACGAATGGATAACGACCTTCATCGTATTCCATCGGACTATGAAACCCATGCCCTTCTGCTTCGTCCGCCCAGCAAGTAATGGTGCAAATCGGTACATCATCCTCATCAAGTTCCTTACGATAAGTTGTAATTACCCGAACCATGCCCTCGTAATTCTGTGTGCCGTAAAAGTTGCCGGAATCGTAAGACATTAAATCAGTCGAATAACTTTCGTCCGCATAAAATCCTTTGCTGTTTTCAAGGACTTCTTCGATCCACTTTTTATCCCATCCCTCACTTACTTTTTGCATGAGTGCTTCGGGAGAATAATAATGAATGCAATGAATGGACCTAGCAGATTCTAAATCAATTACATTCGAGTCGATGATTATTTCTCTGCCTAATTCATAAGCCTTAACTGCCGGTCTGTTTACTACCGCTTTCTCAGTCGGAACTTTCGATACTCCTTTACTGCGAAGTTCATTAATCATTTTCCGAACTCTTCGCTTTTTTAAATTAGGGAATAGCGGGAATAGCATCTCTTCGACTCCCTCCTTCATCTCGGGATCTTGGATCGCCATTGCCAGTTCGGGTGACATCTGTGCAATCTCTTCCAAGCTGATGTCCTTAAACACCCGAGTAGTTTCCCTTTTCCAATATGTTCCGAAAAATGTAAGTCCGTTTTGCAATAAATAGTTTGCTCCGATGGCCGCCTCCCGAGGGAGTTCCGTCATTGAGTTCATCCGCCACTTTAAAAATTCGCTTACCATTTTTGCACTGCCAATGTCTCCACTCTCCACGGGAGCGGCCACAAGGTTAGCCTGTGATAACGATTGAGAAAGGAGGGCTACATCGCCATCGATTAAGGGATTAATCAGATTTGCTTCAAGATCGCTGGCTCCATTCCAAGGAAATGCTTCCGGGCCGTTCTTTTTGCCTGACTCATCTTTGCCCGCCCATTCGTTAAATCGACATTCCCTACCTTGCTCGGCTTTATCCATCCAAAAGGAGAGATTCGACTTTGCATCGTCAAACTCCTTTTTGATGGCATCGACATCCGGCCCTTTTTCGCTAAATTCCTGTATTTCCATTTTTGATCTCCAATTCTAACATTATTTTTTTAAGTTTTTTCAGTGCGTCCTTTTCAACCCGATGGACTGTGACAAGAGGCACTCCGATAAATTCGCTAATTTCTTTTAAGGTGAAATTGCTGGGGTCTCTGCCCGCCTCAAATGCCGCCAAGCCCTCCTCCACCACCATTTCCTGTAACATGGCATCGATTCGTTTTTCCTGTCGCTCATGCGATTCTATACAAATCATCGTCTCCTTCGACTTTCTTGACATATACTTCCGATTTAACAGGGTGATTCTGCTCGGGCCGCTTTACGCACCTTGCAACCCCTTCCCGATCTTCAAAGTAAATGAGCATAAGCCTCGGGTTTGGAACGAGCTTGAGAACCCGTGCTTTTTCTATCTGATTTGCCGGTGGTTTGGGCAGTTCCACTTCACCGTCCGAGTCCTCCGCCCAAATTTTCTGACAACTAGAACGAGGGATTCCCGCCCCTTTGCTCACCTTTGGCCAACTCAACCCAGTCTTTCGCAAAATGACCACCTGGTCCCTCTGCATCGCACTCCATTTCTTAGTTACTCCCATAATTAATATCCTCCTCCGCCCGTTGAAATTAATTCGTCCTCACTGAAATACTCGAAATTACCCACTGCAAAATATCTAGCACAGTCTACAAAATCTTTTGGAGCGGCTTTCAAATCGCCAGGTACATAAGCTTGCAGACAACTTATTAGATTTTGGCATTCGTCCGAAAACATCAATTTAGGCTTATTATCCAAATCCATCGGTTTTTCCCTGTCCCATGCGAGCAGATTGTTTATTGCCTGTAATCCTGTTTCGATGTCTAACGCTTCCGCTGGCTGAACAATAATATCTTCATCCGATAAATCGTCTATAATGTTGGAACTGCCTTCCGACTTCTGATAGGATGCCGCTCCTAAACGGGGGTCGATTATGCGGATGACCTCACTATCCCCGCACATCTTCTCCATTCTCCTAATCTCATCGGCATAATCCTTGAGGCCGTACCCATTCGGTTGGGCGGCCTCGCCGGCAGACAGCTTGTCCTTTGTCAGATCAATCCATCCACCCCAGGTATCGAAGTCAGGGAACTCCTTAACCGCCCATGCGACTCCATGCGGATCGATTGCAAAAAGGACCATTGTCCAAGGCTTTGCTCCCGCCGGGTCGATTGACATTACCCAATTGGCATCTTTGAAATCGGGGAGCTTGTCGGGGGTGCAGAAGTTCTTGTCTGTCAGATTAGGGAAAATGGCTCTCGATTGGCGAACAGGCACTCCATAAGCCCGGCAAAGGATAGTTTCCCGCTTCTCACCCTCTAATTGATTCTTCATTGCTTCCCAGCCGCCAAAGGGATTCGCCGCTGTGTGGAAATAAACCACTGAACTGGCTTTGCGGATGGGCTGTTGGACGAGGGGTACTTCTTCGCCGTTTAGGAGATCCGCCTTCGTTGATTCTATGGTGCGAGCACCGGTGAGCATCGATTTGACTACGGAGTTCCATCCGTCAACGGCGGTGAAAGATATTAATCCGCTTGCTGGTCGAACTACTCCATCATGTGGACTCTCATGCGACCTTGTCACACATCTAAATCTGAGCGTATTCACCCAAGACATAGGTACGAGTTCATCTGCCCAAAATCCAATGTTATGAGTGCCGGTTGCCGGTGGAGACGGACATCCGATTTCTCCACCTTCGATTGTGCTGATGTCCTGACTCCAATTTCTAAAGATACACTCGGAACGATTAGGTAAAGTGAACTTTGAGGCCGTAAATCCATTACGAAGTGAATACATGACATATCCAACCTTACCTCTCCCTAACGATTTTAACTCTTTTGGGAGGTATTTAAATACGAGTTTCTGCTGGAATTGGATCGAATTTGCCGATGTTTCGGTTAAACACCAAATAATTGTGCCGGGATTCTCAACGAGGCATTGAACTACTCTCTTCGCACAAAGCTCGGACTTGCCAGCCCTGTTCCCTCCCATAAGCAGAATTTCCGAGTGAGTCTTTAGTTCCTTATCCGCTAACTTCCAAGTATCCAGTTCAAAGCCATGCCGGTATGGATCGTCTTTTTCTTGTGCGATTGCTTCTTCGCGCTTCTCATAATATGCGAGGATTGACTCGGGGGACATGGACAGCATCTCCGATTTTGTCAGAGGCGGTAAGGCGGGGTGCGGTGTCCAGGTGAGAGGCATTGGCTTAATGATAACAGATTATCAGCACGATTGGCCGCAATTAGTGGAAATTTCTTTAAATTAGTGAAATTTTGTTCGGACATCCTGATAATCAAGGATTTAACATTTAATCCTAACATATTCTAACATATCCTAACATATTCTAACATTTGGGTATGTGGAGCAATGTGGAGCAATGCGTGGAGCGATGTGGAGCAATTGGTGGAAATTTTTTTATGGGCTACAATCGGTCTCGGTGACCAGCGGGCCGCCAAATCCGACCCCCCTCCCCCCCTCCAACCGTTGTCTAATACTTTTGCATAATTTGCACGATCCAAAAGCATTTGCGTAAGTCACTGATAATCAAGGCAC